CTATTAACGGTGCTATTGTAATGAGCAACTCTGCGCCTACTTCCACCATTATACAATCCGCCGATGAGTTTAAGCCGAGCAAGGGTGAAAGTTTATGCCGAGCGTTTACGCGGAAAGGAAAATGCGCCTCGTGTCGCGCGTGTTGGTCAAAATCGGTTAAGGTTATAAAATACGCGCTTCATGGAAATAAAGTTAAGGATAAATGGTTTACGGTCTAAAAATTGAGGGGGCGGGCCCGGACCTGCCATTTTGGCAGTTTATTTTCTTGGTTTTATGCTTGACAGTAGCATAAAATTATGGTATAATATCTATATGAAAATGACACGACAACACTTCCAAGCATTGGCTACCATGACTGCCGATATTATTGTTTCTATTAACGCAACCAAAGACCAGTGCATTAAAATCACTGATGAGGTCATTGCCGTTTGTAAAGAAGCAAACCCTAAGTTTGACGCTGACCGCTTCGAGACTTGGATTCAAGATATTTTGATAAATAATTCCTAGAAAACACTTGACAATGCGCTTCCGCCATGTTATAATAACTACAATGAAATACCTCATCAACCTTTACTCACAGTTTGTCGCTAAACGCTTCGAGCATCTTTACAACAATTCTTATAACCACAGGCAAGACATTAAAGCCATGAAGGTTCTTAACCACTACCGTTCAGTTCGGCGTTTGCTACCTTTGGAAAAATGTGGAAAGCATTTTGGTAACCATGACGGTTCTAAGAAAAAAGCATATTGTGCTACGCAAGGGTATTAACCCTTAACAGGTTTAGGGCAGGTTGAAAGCCGAGGCGATATATGATACCTATCCTAACCCTTCCAAACCCCTGTTTAAACGCGTGCAATGCCCTTCAAACAGGGGTTTTGGCGGGCCCGGACCTGCCATTTTGGCAGTTTATACTATTTTGCAATATCCTAAAATATTTATAGGTTTTTACTTGCATTATCCGTCCGCCATGTTATAATATAGTCATGAATAAGCATAAAACACCTTCTCGCAATGTTAGCATTGCTAAAATCCCAAATACAAATAGTTATTTGGTTTCTTACACCCCAACAGGCGGAAAAGCCACTACGGCTACATTTTCCAGTCGCAATCGTGCCAAGTCCTTCGTTAGGCGAAATATCACAAGCAAAGGTGCTTATGCAGGGTAGGTAGGTAGGGTATCGGCGTTTGTGAGAGTCCGCCCCAAGGAACGCTTGGAAAAAACTCACATTTTTACTTGACTTTTGACTTTCTCAATGGTATAATAGTAAACTAGCAAGTGGGGCAACGTCACCCATTGGGCTTCCTGGGTCGGAGATATCCGTAAAGCTTCCATGAACGTTGGAAATGCCAAAGAAATCCTCGCTTGCTTTTTCACCCTGGGGCAGCGTGCCACATTGCTATACAAAATAGTTTTGACTTTTTTAAGCGTAAAGTGTTTTTGCACCTTATACCTGGATAGGATCTACGATCGCTGGGGGATTAAGCTTGACTTTTTCCTGGCCCAAGGCTGCCATTTTGGCAGTTTCGAGACTCCGCCGCGCGGCTCTTTTAAAACTATGCAAAGTATTTTGACTTTTTTCTTGACAATACTAGTTTGATATGTTATAATGACATGGTGATCAGCATCCAGACCCACGACTTGGATCGCCGCACGCCACTATTAGGATACAAATGAGTTTTGACTTTTTTTCACCTAAAATATATTTGAAATAATCAGTGATTTTTGACTTTTTTCACTTGACATATAGGGGAGGCTACGGTATAATAATCGCATGGGAAAACACAGAACACCAGAATCATTACTCGCTGAGGCTCTTAAGAAGGTTGAAGCACTCAAATTACAAGTCGCTACGAAATCATTGGCTACTGACCCTCGTATGTTAGCAATAACAGCAGAGGAAAAGGCACTAAAGCAAGAATTGCTCAAGATACAGCGTTGGCTAAATCCCGTTACAGGATTGGCTAGTCGTATCACGAAATTGACTGCACAGATTCGTGAAGCGGAAGAAAATCTCCAAAACTCTAGTCAGCGTGATATGGAAATCCATATTCGTTTGTCGGAATTGGAAGAAAAGCGTAAGGTAACAGCATCAGAAATCTCAACAGAGGAAATGCTGATTACTAATGGCTAGGTTTAATTACTACGCAGGGGATAGGTTTATTGAAAATCTATCCCTTGGCTCTCGCTCTTGCCCTGAATGCAAAGTTTTTTCGCTCTATGTTGAGTCTAGGAAAGAAAAGCGTATAGGGTGTAAGCATTGTCTAGGGGAATGGTCGCTTAAAGAAGATGGCTATAGTTTGCGCAGAGAGCGTTGGGATAATGTTAGACCTTGGCATCTTGACGAACACCCATAACTGCCATTTTGGCACGTTAGGGCCCCGCCGCGCTCGTAACTCGCGCTCCTATAATAACTTATGGCATAAAACTTTGACTTTTTGACCCTAAAAGAAAATAAAGAAATATGCCAATTTATGTAAGTTTAGAGTTGCAAACACTTTAGGAACAAGTATAATATACAATCTAGCAACAACGCTAGATTGTTCTTTAATATAAATCCGAATCTTTGACTTTTTCTATACGGATATGTCTATTATAGTGTATAGGGGGTAAATGGGCAATTTTGAGTCATCTTTATGGTGCAGGAAATTGGGTAGGTTCAATTCCTACCACCTCCACCATTGTTTGACTTTTTCTGTTATCGAGAGCGTCTCAAATTGTTTTCCTAGCGCGTCGAAAAGAAAAATCAACATATGGTATGAAGTTTTTAGAAACCTCGGAAAATATTTTATAACAACACTAGATGTTGTGTGTCCCTTTGACTTTTTCAAGTTAAGGGGGCATTTTTTTTTGTATAGTTAAATAGGATATGGATCGCCGCGTCAGGATGAGAAAAAAATGGTAATATATGCTTTGACTTTTTTCATAGTAGCCCTGAAATTAACAAAAAAATACCAAAAAAATGGCATATATATTTCAGTTTGTGCGTGATATTGTGATGTTTTCTCCAATTTGTGTGGTATTTTTTAATTTTTTTACTTCATTATTGGTGTAGCAAATAGTAAAAAACAACAGTAAATGTAAAAAAATGCTAGTATATTACAAATTACATAACCTTTTTCTATGTATAAAAAGAAAAAGAGGTAAGACCTTTGCTATAAATTGCTTAGAATCTTACCCCTTTTTGTGTATGTTATTACCTTGTTATTACCTTATTATTACCTTGTATTTCTATGTTGGTTTCTTATAATCTCTCCAACTACTCCATACTACATTATCATTAGCCATATCAACTACACAAGCATATATTCCTTCGCTTCTCCATCTTCGTAACCATGCCCTAGCACAGTTAATAGCAAATCCTTTATATGTCCATGAGTGTCCATAACTATTCATAATAGTATTCCACTTATCATGCCCTAACCATGTATGATTAGATTTATCTAATAACTTTACGCAAAAACCTGTATTATGTTGGTTGAATGAAGGTAATCCTTCCCATTCTGGACTATTGTAATCTTTATCCATATTAGTAATTCCAATAAGGGTAAAAAGAATTGTATTCTAAGGTATATGGATTTGGGTATGGACAGGTTGGACAGTATGTTTGTTCTTCCCAATGTATGCTGTGTGTTTCTAGTCTGTGGTTTAGATACCTAACTCTTGATTCACACGACATAGACAACCCCAAAAAAATTATACATACGAGCGTTCTAAGGAATGCCATTGTGTAAAATGATTTCTCAAAAAGTTCTTCTAACTTACGCACTTTGTTCCCCTTCTTACGAGTTCTCTCACATAGTAACGCTTCTTATCATCGCTTGGGAATACTCTTGTTTTAATTGAAAGCAAGTTCTTATCCTTGTTTGTAATTGTTTCAATGTATTTCTCTGCTTTTGATTTTTGGTCAAAACCTCTTAAGGTTCTGTATTTGCTGTATTTCTTTTTCATTGTTTATTCGTTGTTTAGTTATTGTAGAATAAGAAGAATCCCCAATACGCTAATATAGGGAAAAAAATAAAGAATGCGACTAAGGCTTCTTTAAGTATCTCTTTCTTTTTCATGTTGTTTATTTGTTTTTTAATGCTTTGTTTAGTGCGTCAATAGCATCGTAAACCTTTTTGTCTGCTAAGAATCCATCTTTGTTGGTCTTAGGTATTCTATTTTTCAAGTCTTTTAGGACGACTTTAATATGTTTGGAGAGAGTTTTATCCATTACGGTATCATTTTGTTATATTCTTCACACCAATAGCAGTTCGGCATAGGCATATTCTCTTGGAAATGAAATTGGTGGTTTATCCAATACGCTTCCGAATATACATCTTCTGCCATGCTACATGAGCATAAAGAAAAAATAAGAAAAATTATACATACGAGCGTTCTAATGAATGCCATTGTGTAAAAGCCTTTCTCACATATTCGTTCTAGGAGGTCAATCATTTTATTTGTGCTGACCTCACTCTGCCGTAAAAATCATCAAACCCTTCCTCGATAGTAATCATAATACCATCTGTGAGATAACATTGAATGTGTGTAACTTCTTTCTTTCCTGTCTTTTCGTTTTCTCCGTAAACAGGAACAATCCTAACAATCTGTGAAGTGTTGATAAGTGCTGTTTCGTAACCACCTTTCTGAGCCGACCAAAATGGAATGTATCCTCTAGGATATGCGCCTTTGGTAATCGGTGTTGCTAGTGCTAACGAAGTTAGTAGTGATGCTAAAATTAGTTTCATTCGTTTATCTCTGTTTGTATCATTGTTTCAATCCATACAGTATCCCACATATCTAACAGTTGAGCATAAGGAGTTCCCCTTAAATCTGTTTTCTTTGTGTATTCTTCATATGCGATTTGGTGTCGTTCATAGTCTGTTTTAATTGGAGTGCTACACCCCAAAAAAATTGAAATAGTAACAATATATGCTACTATGGAAAGTAATGTAATTACATTTAATTTTTTACTTCTTGGTTGTCTATTCTCCATCTTTTACTCCTAATCTTCTTAGGTGGTTATTAGCATCTATGTATGCTTTCATTAGTTCATCTTGGGTTTCCATAATGTTTTCAATGTCTTCCGTCATTTTACGCCCAACAAAAAACCCTCCGATTACCCCTCCTAAAAGAAATAGCCCTATATTTAGTATCACTTCTATCATTTTTCTAACCCAAACATTTCATTTAATTCATTAGAGGTAGGAATATCATATTTTTTCCCCATAAGTTCGTCCCATTTATCCCAATACAGTTTTGGCATTTTGATAAGTTTCTTTACATCAAGCATATCAAAACCCTCTGTATCTGCTATGAAGTTTAATATGATATTAAGAACCATTTTCGATGATACTTCTTCATCTCCGAAAATAGAATCACAAATATCTATGTATTCGCTACCCATACAAGCAAACAAAAGAGCAGTATCAGTAGGCTTAAAAGAACCTTTGAATAACTTGACTATGGATTCATCATATATTGAATACTCACTCATTACGCTTCCTCCTTGTAATCGCTGAAAATATTTTGTAAGTGAGATATTAAAACCTTAACATCTCGTTTCTCTTTTTCCATAACCCTAGCCAGTTTTGATACATTCAGATTACCATTAGGCTTAATTAGGCTAAAATCATTTAGCAAGTGTTTTAATACATCTTTACATTCTGTATTCATTCTAACATCTGCCAACAGTCCACTCACATCAAATGCTTCTGTAAGGATACTTTCATCTCCAAGTAAATCTTCATCAAGAGAAAACCCTCGTCTAATGTTCATTTTCTTGGTAATGTTCCTACCTGTATTATTCTTTTTATTCCACAAGCATGATTTAATATACTTATGAAACTCTCCTGTATCGAAGAAATCATCAAACTCTAGTTCTTGTTTTCTTCCGAATGCTTCACACGCATCACAAGCAGTAATGTATAACTCTTGGCAAGAATCATCAAAACTGTTTACTACTGTATCTCCTCCAATGCGATGGGCAATCATAAAGATTAGTCTGCCGTATCGCTTTCTTATTCTTTCTACTTGGTCGTTTGTTATGCTATATTGTTTTTTCATTGTTCCAATCCTCGTTAATTTGCATTCTAATTTTTTCTTCTATTTTTGGTTCACGCTCACTCTGTAAATCGTTTTCTATGCAGTAGTTGTGGCAGTAATCACAATTTTCAGAGTTTTCTTGTTCTCCGCCACCATGCCAACCCATTTCACAAACTTCTTCAGATGTAATATCATCGGAAGTTTCTGCTTTTACTTCGCCGTCAAAACCACTTATGCTTCCCTTAAACATCATTCCGTATTCGGCAAAGTCTAAGTGAAACTCTAATTCGGGGTGCTGTCTAATCATAGCATAAATCACTTTTTGCATAGGACTCCATGCTGTATCAAAAGTATATTGAATATATGTATCTTGGACATAAAGACTTGTTTCGCAAGCACCCCACTTAGTTCCCCAATTTTCATTTTCCCAATCGTAACCACTATGTATGTTTTCATCTTTTACTGTGCTATATCCATTGTCAATAACTTCTTGTGGCATAGGAACAAACTTGTTACAGTCTAAATCGTTTATGATTTCATCTTGGGGTTGCCACCCTGTTCCTTTTGCTTTTTCAACAAAAGCCTCAAGGTCTTCTTTTTTACCTTCTATGGTTAATGCGTTTTCACACCAATTTGGCATCGTTTTCCTCCTGTTCTAATATTATGTTATCCGTAAATGGCAACAATGGTTGCTCAATGAGTTTTTCCCCTACTCCCAACTCTCGGTGTGGAGTAAAGATTGTTTCTTTGTTCCAACATTGTGGTATTTCTCCTCTTTGGGATACTCTACCATCAGCACCAAAACAAGAAGCGTATTCTTGTATTAAAGCATTTGCTTTTCCTAAAGGTGTATTCCTAGAACGAGTTACCTTTAGGGCGAAACCTACTTCGGAAGTAACAATGTTTAACGCCCCCCATAATTCTTGTGGAATTGGCTGAACCTTAACCATTAGCCAATTCCTTTTCTATTAAAATCATCTCTTGCTCAACAAAAGCCTTTGGCATTGTGTGATTCTTAAAGTAATTCAAGTCCATTTCCCATTTCGTTAAGGTTTTACCCCATCGTGTTCTGTCTGCTTCATCACGAATATAACTAAAAGCCTTTTTACACATAGCAAAGAAAGAATGCTTTTCATATCTTTTAGATATGAAAGGCGAACACCCATTTGTTAGTGTTGGGTCAATATGGCATGATTTAGACGAATATCCTCTCACTTGAAAATATCTTCTCCATACATTTTCGCTATATTTTATTTCGCACTCAATCACAGGAACATTCATTTCTCTTACGCCCCTAATGATGTCTACTAACTTTATTACTTTCTCGCTATTTCGCAGAGTATCAAAGTGTGCGAGTTCTCGACTGTATGTTCTTCCTTGATTTATATCACTTTCCATCAGTTGTCTAGCAACTAATGCTAATGCTTTTGTAGAAACAACTAAGCCTAAACCTTTACTGTTTTCTACGATTTCACACCTTGAATCGTTGCTATTTACAATGGAAACGAAAACTCGTAAACCCTCGTCCTCAACATTTCCTACCTTTTTGGTAAACGAGAGAATCTTTTTAACTTCCATTGCCTCGCCATACTCGTAAGAAAAATTATCAAGATTGGCTAAAGTAGGGAATAGTGTTAGAAACGGCAACTTGCCATTTACTGTTAGTTTTGTTTTTTTATTTCGGAACTTGCTCATGTTATTCTAAAGTTGAGTCTAAAAGGGTCATTAAAGTAGAGAACATTTTATTGGTCATGCCCTCTAGGGATTCGGTAGAACAAATAACATTATCTCCATAAATATCTCTTTGTTCATTTTCGCTCATTTCTCTTCCAATCATCATGGAAAAGTTTGGGATACCACGCAAGTATTTGTTGCGAAGTTCTTTCGTTTCTACATTGTATAAACTTCTTCCTTCTTCTCCTACAACAGCGTATGTTTCGCCATCAGTAAGATTGAAAATAATAGTGTTTTTTGTAGTAATGTTTTTTGACATCCACGAACACAATGCAGGCAAAACTCCATATTCGGCAGTATAACTTCCTTGAGTTTCGCCGTCAATAGTAAATGGCATATAACAGTCCATTCCAAGAATCTCGTCAAAGTTGTTTATACCCCTTTTGGTATTTGTAAGAACTCTAGTTAGATTTAGAAATGCCCCTTTAGTGCCTAGTTGATTCGCTTTTACTCCGCCACAAGATTTAAGAAAAACCTCAAACTTGAGTTGGTTATTTAAGACCTTATCAACCGCTTTTCCAAAAGCAGAACAAATAGCATTGCTTACTTGAAGTCGGCTTACGCGCAAATCATCATTGTTACTTACATAACTACTCATTGAACCACTACCATCAATCAACATAACTATTGTTGTGTCTGATGTTGGAATGTGTTGATGCGCCTTGAAAATAGTTTCCGTAAAAGGGTAGCGATAAGCCAAACGACTATCTAATCTCCCCTTTGTTGTAGATATTTTTCTAGGTCTTTTAGATTCAAGTAAAAGCCCCATTTGATTTGTAAAACGATTATACAATCTATCACGAAGTATTATCGTATCGCTAGTAGGCTCATCTATAAACGCATCTTTAGTAAAAGTAACTGTTTGTTTTGTAGCATCTGATGGCATTTATGAAACCCCCAATGTGTGTTTATCTACGATAAAAACTTTATTATCGCTGAAGCGTATAGATGCTTTCATTTCTGTGTTACCACAACCGCAGAACATTCTTTCATTATTAAGATACTGAGGCGATGGTGTGTTTGGGATTTCATTACACTCATCACAAGCATCAGCATTAAAAATAACATTTGATGGTTTTCCTTCAACAATGCTTTGATTTACATTTGACCTAGCAATCTCAACAGCGTTATGAGCGTTAAAATCACTTCCAAAAGCATACCCCTCTTTTAACAAATATGAAATCGCAGAGTCAATATCATCAACAGTCTTATCTGCTACCCCAACGGTAGCCGAAACGATGCTCATGTTTTCTACATTTTCTTTTGCGGATTCAATTCTTTCGTCTAAAGTTTTTGGTAAGGGATACTTGCTGTAATGGGCAGTTGCTTTTGATTCGCCTTGCCGTATCATACGGTCAAAATACTTATCTTCTTTGCTGTATTGTCCAAAGTAAAACTCAACTTCTTCGTTGAGAGCCACTCGTGATTCTTGGCAAATATCTCTATCTGCCATTCTGTGAGTATTCATCAGATTCCATTCTTTCTCGTATGCTTCCCTATCTTCAATAGTATATTGAGAGATAACGAGGTCTGATTGGTCGAGAGCATCTTTCATCGGATGCGTCATTTCATAAAGTTCTAGTTTTCTAGTCATGTTAGTTTGTTGCGTCAAAAATTATGGTGGAGAAATCCACCTTAAACCCACTAGCATCAAAATGCTCTGTGGTGTGATGGACACTAATGTCCTTAAATGCTTCAATCTCAGCAAGGAAAGTGGCAGGTAAAAGTTTTGGCTTATTACGCTTCTGTCTTTGCTCAGAAAGTTTTACGGCTAGTTTTTTACCTATGGAAACTTGAACTTCTCCTTTGGTAACTTCCGCATCTTCAAACTCAATACCTTCAGAATCCTCTTTGGCTCTTAAAACCATTTTATCATCTTCGGACATTTCGTTTAGTAAATCTTCTTCGGCATCGGTCATGGATTTTTCACTCATGTATAAATCCATATAATCGACACCCCCCAATGTTGTCTCAAAATTAGTTTGCTTGTTCTTAAACAAATCTTCGATATGTTTACGAATAACATCGGCAAACTTTGAGAAAATTAAAGGGGTATACTCCTTTGGCGTTTGGTTCAGAATCAAAGACTTATCGCCAAATCTTTCTTCAATGAAAGAGTCGTTGATAAATCCTTTGTGCTGAAACAACAATCGAAAGGCTACATTGAACAAACTATTTTCATTCAATTCGCCACTCTCATACTTTGGAGCAAAATGCTCCTTAAAGATTCGTGTAGACATCTTTTCTTCATACTTCGCCAAGTTTGGTGGGGCAAGAGAATCAATCCTAATATCTTCAACAGCGTTCAACAAAAATGCTAAATCATTACAAGCAGTTCGTAAAAACATAACATTTTCAGTTACCTCTGTATCGTTACTATACAAAGTCTTAAAGTCTAAAGTAGAATCAGAAAGAACAATATCATAAATACTTGTCCATTCTTCATCTCCTGTTTCAACAAAAAGAGAATCCATACATTTACAAATCATACCAAAACAAGAAGCCCATGTTTGCCTTTCGGAATCGGAAAGTTTTATATGATGAAGTTCGTGAATCATACAACCAAGTGTATCATCTATTCGTCCATCTTCTAGTAAATGTGTAGGAATGTAGATAATGTTTTCATCTACGGAAGCCTTTGCCCCCTCATTTTGTTCTGTTGGAAACTCTACCTTTACGCCACTATCGGGAACAATAATATCTCGGTAATGAGTTATTAAAGTGCGAATATCGAAAAGCGTCTTGGCAGACAAAGAATCAATCTTCGCCCCACCAAGCCATCTTTCCATATATTCAGCGTCAATAGAAACAGGGTCAAACATTAGTTTTCTTCTTTATCTGTTGAGCCACCGTAAACGCCAAGTGAGTCTGCGTATTCACGAAGAATGTTCGCATCATTTAGAATGTTGCTACTATCTTGCTTGAACATGGATAAGATTACATTATCTAAAATGTCTTTCAATGCGAAAGTTTTAGTTAATTCAGCAACCATCAAAACAGCCCTTGTAGAAATGCGTGTTGATAGTTTTGCTTGGTCAAACATTTTATGAGAGTAATCATATAGTTTAAGCAATGAATCACATTTTTCAGCAACTTCAGCACTTATAGTTTTCTTGATATAAGTTTTAAGGCTACGCCCTTTGATATACTCAAGATTAAAAATAGCAAAACGGTCTTGTAACGCTCGGTCAATACTTCTTGTTGAAGAATACTCTAAGCCAACATTAGCAGTTGCCATAAACCTAACGCCTTTGGCAACATTTACTATTCTATCTTCATCTTTCTCATCAACACGAATGTTTTGACGGAAATCTAAGATTGGAAAAATAATATTATATGCGTCATCAGAACCTCTTGATAATTCATCTAAGATTACAAGTGTATTGGGTTTCTGAATCGCTTTTAGGAAATCTGCTTCTTGGAACTTGGTGCTACCATTTTCCAATGTGAAATATCCAATGAGTGATGACCTAGCATCTTGTGTCGAACCGCAGTTGATAACGACAGGTTCAAGATTCAACTCTTTAGCAATCTCAACCGCTAAAGTAGTTTTACCTGTTCCTGTTGCCCCTGTGATAAGAACATTTTGTTTTTGATTTACCATTTCTGTTAGAATGGATTTTTTAGTTTTATTTATTACAAACATAAGTGTTTAATTGGCAGTATGCCTAGTTATTGTGAATGTATATTATACCATAGCCTAAAGTATTAGTCAAGTATAAAACACGCAAAATGAAAAAGAAATAAGGGGCTATGTCTTAGACATAACCCCTATAAAAAAAGTGTATATTACTACTTAGTTTGTATATTAACCATTTGTATGGTAATAACGAATCTTGTTAGTTTTGAAAGTCTTGAAACGACCCTTCGCAGGACGATAATTCTTTAGCATATGAGACTCCTTCGCAGTCAAAGACCAATTTTGGTTTTGGATTTTTGCCCACTTTGTGGTCATATTTGCAATTTGAGTATCAGACATATCACTCACATCAAAGCCACGCAAAGTGCTTTGATTTTGTGAAGTCATTAAGACATTTCGGTTACTTTCGCTACCGTTACGGTAACGGAAAGATTTAGGTTTAATCGGATTAGAAGCCATGTTTTTTTATTTTATTTTGGGAACTTGTTAGTAAATGAAGCAGTAAAGTATTATTGTATTTCTTTACCTCACACCGCTTATGTGGGTGGAATCAGTAAAGATGAACCCTACCGCTTCACTATATTAAAGGCACAACGGAGGGGGTTTTGGCGATAAAAACCTTAAATATTATAGAAAATACAGGGCGAAAATATACAATAATACTTTCGCCCTATAATCCTATACGAACCCAAACTTGGGGTCGGACTGCCAAAATGGCAGTTTCTTTTATATTTTATTCTTCAGCAGTTTGGCTCTCTTTAGGAGATTCTTCTTTATCCATATCAGACATCAGTTGCTCTAAAGCATTTTTCATATCTTCCATATCTTCAGCCCAAGAAGGTAATTCACAATCAAAAGCAATTTCTCTCGGAACTACTTGTATTACAAACTCATGGTTTTCTGGAATCTTAAAACCCCACTTGGATTGTCCTTTATTTTTATGAGTTTCTATGATTTTATCGCAGTCGGCTTGGCTTTTATAGATTGAGAGGATATTCATTTGAGCATCTCCTCCCATTCTATCTTTTTCTTGTTCAAGAAGCAAAAATAGTTTTGGATACTCTTGTTCTTTTTCTTTGCTTTTGATTTTATTCATTTGACTTTTCTCGGTTACTAAACCTTTCTGAGCGTTGCCTAATCGTTTCGGTGTTATTCCTATTGTAAGGTTTCATACCTTCAATTCGTCTTTCCAAACCTTCTTGGCGTAAGTTACAATCACTACAATCTACTTTTGCTACTAAGTCTTTGGTTATCCAACCGCATAAAAACATTAACGCCAGCGAAACCCAGCAAATCATCTTTGGGTGTTTTTCTTCGTCAGGCTTAATAACTTTTTTAGTTACTTTCTTTGGTGCTTTCTTTGTTGCCATTTGACTTTTTTACGCTGTGGCTTCTTCTGGTTTAGAAGTAGTTTCTTCTACAGGAGGTGCGTCATCGCCTAAAACTTCTTCAAGTTCGGCAATCTTTTTTAGTGTTTCCTGTTCGTGGGCGAGAGCCTGCTCAAGATTTGTTTCTGCTTTTTCAACATACTCCGCTACACCTTTAAGGTTATTTCGGTATTGCGAAAGAGCAAACTGTAAATGTTCTATTGCTTTTTTGTTCATAATAATTTTTAGTTTTTTGAGAAGTCTTCTTTGACTTTTTTAAGGACGAGCGTTACGGGTAAAAAATATATCTGTAACTGTTCCAGCAGCGATTGCCCAGATAAATAACAAGGACGGGAGGGCTGGAAATACAATGATTGACATCCACACAACACTAACAAAATTGAGTGCGGATATAAGTAACCTAAACAGATGAAGTGAGGTTAAGTTTGACAGGCTTTTCATTGCTTTGACTTTTTTAAATGGGGTTGCTTTGACTTTTTTGAATAGGGTCGCTTTGACTTTTTTCACAATCAGCTATTAGTTTAGTTAAGTACCAATGCGCTTTTTTAAGATCTTCTACCCCATCTTTGTATTTGTATCTTGATACGTATTTAATAATATTTCCTTCTACGAAGTTCATGTCCCAGGACAAAATATAATCAGTAGTTTCTATGCCCTTGGTGTAGTGAGCGGGGTGATTAATATGGATTTCTTCATAACTGCCTACAGATTCCGTAACAGAATTTTTATACTTCCTCTGCTCCGCTCGTAGACGATCCGCACTCTTTCTTTCTTCGGCTATTCTATCTAACATACTGTATAAAAGGCAAGTAGTTAGTGTTTTTGTGAGAAAAGGGGGGAATACTTTTATAGCATTCCCCCCTACTTCAATTACATTAGTTTAACAGACTCAGCCTCTTTCTTAATAGGCAACTCAAGGAAGAGCATGCCGTTCTTAAATGAAGTCTTAGCCCCACGCGCATCGTAGCTGTCATCGATTCCAATAGTAAACTGGACTGGCTTCTTGCTAATCCCGTTATGAATGGTCTCAAATCCTTCCCCCCAATCTTCTGACTCAGCTGAGACTGAGATTGAGGTTTCGTTTGCGGTAACTGAGATGTTATCCTTACCATACCCTGCCATTGCGAAACGCAACCCCAGAGTATTTTTGTTATTAGAGATGACGCAATCGCAAGGCGGGTAATTTGGTAGTTTTACCGTACTTGAATTTGCAACCTCTTCAGCCACAAAGGGCTTTCTTAGAAATTCGCCTGCGACCTCGTCAAACAAGCGATCAAAATGTGTGTAATAATAGTTCATAATAATTTACCTCCTTTCGGACGGTTATTGGATATCCCAAAATTGGCAATATCCGAATTATATAGTTGTTTTATTATTCGTCAGCTGTTTCAGTCTCGTCGTCTGAACCAGTAACAAACTCTGCAACGTCGTTTCCAGCCTCTTGGACTGTATCAACTGCAGTATTAATCGCCGAGCATGAGAATAGAAAAATCCCAGCAAGGGCACCCAAAACAAACATGAAAATTGATTTCCAGCTTGCCAGGATAAGATTGTTAATGTTATTTAGAATTTGTTTCCACATAAGATTTATACCTCCTTGGTATTATAGTTAGAGCCTTCAGCATCTTTTGTGAGAAAATTAATATATTTTTTAACTCCCTCACCAATGCTTAAAAACGGCTCTTTGTAGCCAGCACCCCGCAACTTCGTCACCGAGGCTTGCGTATCGTACTGGTATTGCTCTTGAATGTCTTCGGGCATCTCGATATATTTAACCCCGAAGTAATTTTCGTACCCCATATTGTGGAATACGTGAGATGCGACACAGTTAAAAGATTCGGCTTGTCCTGTACCTACATTAAATAGTCCATTCACATCTTCATTTTCTAACAGCCAATAGATTACTTTGCAACAATCATCCACGTGAACAAAATCTCTGCGTTGTTCTCCATGGTCAAACTCGTCCTCGTAAGATTTAAATAGGTGTATGTGGGGGTTCTCTTCTTCCCCAAAGGTCAGGATCTGATCATGCATTTTCAACATAATACTTCTCATGTGTCCTTTATGCTCTTCATGAGGACCGTACACATTAAAGAACTTTAAACCTACCAGTTGAGGAGGTTTGCCTCCCCCATTATCAATAGATTCAAATATTCTATGATCGACCATAGCCTTTGTTCTTGCATATGGGTTTAAAGGGTTAAGTTTAGCTAAATGCTCTAAAGCATCATCATCAAAATGTCCATGTTCTCCACCTCCATACGTAGCTGCAGAGGAAGCGTACATAAACCTAATTTGTAGCCTCTTACAAGCCTCATAAAGATCCATGGTGAAATCTACATTGTTGGTAAGTAATTCGTCTGACGCTGGCGCTGTGGTGTCAGAAATGGCTCCTAGGTGAATTACTGCTGCAATTCTACCTTCCCACCTCTCTAAAAACTTAATAAGGTCATTAGGATGGATATCAGCTGGGAACCCACGAGAGTTGTCAACGTAATCACACGTGTACACTGGGCTTCCATGCAATCCTGCATTCGCAGCTTGGTCATCTATAAGGCTTATAAGGTTTTTCCCTATAAAGCCACTGCTTCCTGTTACTATTATCATATACGCTATTAAAGGTTACTAATGCACGCTTTTGTAACATTTGTAGTATGATATCCTTCAACTCCACCTATTTCAACCAAAACATAATAACCGCCTGCCTTTGCGGTCCTTTTTAAGGCTGAATGGTACCTATCGGTAGCTTTTTTCATAAGGTTGTAATACTTCGCTGATCCTTTTTGGATCCCTTCATTTTGTATTTTAATATACTCTGGTATTGATTTGTAAACAATTTTGGAGTCAACGACACCAATAGTATGAATGCTTTCATTATATCCTACGGAAGTACCATGCCGTACTTTATCGACAGCTATAGTTCCAACTAGAAATGAGCAAAGCAAAATGGAAGTAATTAGTAAGTTTTGTAACATGTTAAGTATTTTCGACACGGTAATATACTGTGGAAATTAGGTACACTTGAGTAGCACCTTCTATTGCAGTAAGGTTAAAGGCGGTATTTTCAGCTAAGGAAACACCATAAGGAAAACTAATAGAATCGGATGTCGCTAATTTTCCAATGTGCTGTCCTCCAAAGAGAAAGATGGTTCCGTCCCACCCTCCAGCGTGGAAATAATAAGCAGCCATAGATGCAGTACCAGAACCACGTGTAGATGCCTGAATTCCATATATCACAAACCTTTTACCTGCTCCAGGAGCTGCCATCCATTCCGTAGTCGCTTGAGAGCCCAGGCTACCTCCCGCACTGAAATTAAGACCGCTGGCAGCTAAATACGAATCTTCAGAAGGTCTTATATTTACGTCAAGCCCTCCTGTAGGGGCTATCACATTCCTTTTTAATGTTAATACATTACCTACATTAGCTACAGAGGACTCAACTGCTGTTTCAATGTCTTGTGTGTCTGTTTTAATAGTGTCCAAAACAGCATCAATTCCCGTTAACAGCACCTCATTTGCAGCTGTGTCTACTTGTATTGCCTCTACTGCGGTTTCAATTGCTTCCGTGTCTACTTTAATAGTATCTAAAACAGCATCAATCTCAGTGTTTTTAGTGAGAATGTTATTTAACGACGTGCCAGACACATTAACAGTGCCAGAGATATCTAAGCTTTCTGCAATATCAGTAACTACAGACACTGCGGTAGAGGAGGCGCCTGTGTAGCCTACGTAACCTCCGTTCTCCATTATACGTCTACCACAGTGTAGTATAAAGCGAGCAGATTCAAAGGACTACTTTCCGCACTTGGAGTGTTTATTTGATCAAAATATACTTTTTTGTTGTCTCCGCAAAGTATGGGCGTGCTGTAAGAAGGAAACAAAGGTCCCTTTATGTTACAAGCTACCTGAGTTAGGTTTTGTAGGGAATGACCAGCATTCGCAATGGTGCCTGAAGTAGATATTACAGCTCCTGAGAAGTAATCCCCAGCCGTGTCATTAGTTCCTGCTGCCAACCCAAAAATCGCATATTCTTTACCTACACCAGGAGCCCCTAAAAGCTCAGTATCTGCAGATAAGTTATCAATAGCATTGAGAGCAGTGAGTGCATGGTGCTCACTAATCTTCTGTACTGAAGGGATATAAGCGTTAATAGCCATTACACTAAGATACTTTTACTGTTGTAATATGCACACAAGCTAGATTAGTTCCGGTAGGGGTTGAATAAGACCAAAAATGTAAACCTTGGTTTTCTCCTACCGCTATAGGCTGAATGAAGCTTTGAAAGAAAGGCCCTTCTTTAGTAGCTACGGCTAGAGTTAAATCTGTGCCTCCTGAAGACAGCAGTTTATAACCGAAGAGATTGCTACCTGCAGTCCCTGCTTGTACACCCCAAATTAAAAATTGAAAACCCGCTCCTGGGGAAGGTAACCATTCTACAGTTTCACCATCTGCGATTCCGGCAGGTATTGAGGAGATGGTTGCGGAAAGACCTAGGTTCTCCCGAACATGTTGGACTGTCGGTCCTCCGGCTCTGCCGAAGTGGGGTGCTGAAGATAAATCGTATGCCATATTACTTTATATAGAGGATTTCATGGAACAATCTACAGGATAATCGTAAGGTAAATTTATATCTTTATAAGGTACGGATTTAACCTCGGGGAATTCCTCACGAGCTAAGTCTATAACCGCTTTCCGCTTAGTTCCTATGTTTAGAATACCTTTTTTATTTTTACAAATAGCCTCTACAATCTTCTTAGCGATGATATCCACCCAATCCTTAGACGTGTAAACATCCCTAAACGCTTGAGTTAATTGTTTTTTATCCTCTCCCCAAGTCTCTCGTTTAACAAAAGAAGTTCTAATAATTAGATCGGTTTTAGAAAAATGTGATTCCCCTGCCAATTTGGTAAAACCGTAAAACGTAGTAGGTCCTGTTTTACTTCGGGGGGTGTAATTTCCTTCTATGCCAGGATAAACATAATCAGTAGAAATATAAACAACTTTAACCTTTGATACTTCATCAAACGCGTAAGCAATGTTTGCGGCTCCAAAAATGTTCGACTCGATTACCTTTCTTTGAAACTTGGGGTTTTCAGCTTTGGGGACATCGGTCCACGCAGCTGCATGTATTACTAAATCGTACTTAGTATTTCTAGCGAACTCTGCAACTTCTACAACATCTTCTACTCTAAGCTCTGCACGTGTCGGTGCGTCTACCTCAGCCCCTTCATCTATAAGAAGAGGTATGAGTTCAGAGCCTAACGCACCACTACCCCCGGTTACTAAAATCTTTCGTTCTACTAATCTCATCTTTTAAAAATCCTTCTAAGGTTTGATATACTTTTTCCCCTAGGAATTCTTCTGTTTTCTTATTGTTAAGTCTATAAACTCTGTCATGTCCTAATCTATCTTCGACGTGGACAGTTTTTAACTCCATCCCTAGTTGTTTTGCAATGTACTTGACGATTTCTATATTTTTATAATGAAATCCTGATCCGATATTGTATTCTTCATTTTCTGCAGACGAAAACATTAATTCCAAAATAGTTTGGCAATTATCATCCACGTGCATCCACTCACGAGACTGAAGACCATCACCGTAAATAGGAATTTCCAAATCTCCTTTAATGGCTTTAAACACTTTTGGAATGAATTTTTCGGGGTTTTGGTTTGGTCCGAAATTATTGCAGGTTCTCGTGATGAGGTAGGGCACGTCGAATGTCCTTGCAGCTGCTTGAACCAAGAGCTCTGCAGAAGCTTTCGTTGCTGAATAATACGAAGACGGGCGAAGCTTAAAGGATTCATCAGAGGATTGTCGTCCTTGTAGGTCGTACATATCCCCATAGACTTCATCCGTAGATATTTGGATAAATTTCTTGAGTTTTTTGGCATGTTTAAAGTACTCTAATAGGTTAAGAACGCCTTCTACATTAGTCTTAACGAAAGGGCGTCCGTTGGTAATGGAATTGTCTACATGAGTCTCCGCAGCAAAATTAACAACGTACTTAGCTTTTAAAAGTGCATCCTGCTCAAGGTCTGGTAGTTTGTTAAAGTCGATACAAATATCCTCTTTCATAAAACGATATCGCTTTATGTCTTGACGCATTCTTTCGGAGAGTCGTGTATGGTCAGCGGCGTAGGTTTCTTTATCGATGTTGATAATCTTTAACTTAGTATTTTCATACACAGCGTGTATAAATCTAGACCCAATAAAACCTAAACCCCCAGTAATTACAATCGTATCATTTTCCACTACGCAAACTCCTTAATCGATTCTTTCCATAGTGTATGTGAAGCTTTTGCTAACGAATCAAAAGTACCGCAATCAATCCAAGTTCCTTGTACTCTATGAACTCCTAACTGCTGGTCTTTTAGGTACATATTGTTAATATCAGTAATTTCTAGTTCTCCTCTAGCCGAGGCGGTAAGTTTTGAACACTTCTCGAAGATAGTATTATCATACATGTAAAGACCTATTACTGCATCAGAGGATGGGGGGTTGTTAGGTTTTTCTATAATGGTGATTGGCAACCCGTTTTCCGAATATTCCACAACTCCAAATCTTTCAGGGTCGGGGACTTCTTTAACGAAAATGGTTGCTCCTTTAGAAACAGCCTCAAACTCCCGCACGGCAGGCGCGATATCTTCAAAGATTAGATTATCCCCAAGGATAACTAGGCAATTATCATCACCTACAAATGTTTCCGCTTTTGCTAAAGCATCGGCAATCCCGCCTTCTCCTTCTTGGTAGGCGTAATGTAATTTATTCAACCCAAAGGCTTCACCGTTTTTCAGCACTCGAATAAAATCACCCGCGTGCGGACCTCCAGTAACAACCATAACATCTTCAATTCCAGCGTCAACCACTGTCTGAATAGGATGATACACCATAGGCTTATCATAAACAGGCAATAAATGCTTGTTTGTAGCTGCCGTTAACGGCAGTAACCTCGTCCCTAAACCCCCAGCTAATATTACGGCTTTCATAAAAAAAAATGGCTCCCTAACAATTATAGTCAGAAGCCATGATTTTATAACAAATTTTTACCGAGAAACATTACTAAACTTACCCATTTTTAGAGGTTTTCCGACACTTCGCGTTATTTTATAGTTTAAGTCTTCACTAAGGTCCATTTCGCGTGTACGGTGTCCCTTCGGAGGAGGGGCATCCTTCTTTTTATTAGGACGTACAGTTATTTTAGCCATTAGTAATTAATCAACCACGACTCAAACTCAGCACACCCACCATTTGCGGGGATTGACGCATATACCTTAACAAAATTAATAATGCCTTGTATATCTAACTGCGCTGGATCCATTGTGAATGAGAACGAGCCAGTACAACCGCTTCCGCGATCGGTTAACCCTTTAGCTCTGCGATAATACCCAGGATTGGTCGTGTATATGTAACCTTGACCATCAGTAATAACTCCAAGGGTTGTAGAATACCCCGTGCCACTTAAAGTGTGCCATTGCGTTTCCGAGGCGCTAAATTGGTATGAGGATACAATATACTCGTTTACAGCCACACTACCATTAAGATGTAATGAGGAGGTAGACGCGTTTGTTGAACCTACAAGGCTCTCTTGGTGTATTTGCCATGAAAAACCTAATGTTTGCTCGTGGATAAACCACGGAGTGTCTCCGCCACCAGAGGTGTCGGCAGCAGAAATGCCCGTGTTAGTGAGCGGGTCAGTTTGGGTTGCGAAGGGTACGGGCATAATTTGTGAGTCTGTCTAAATTATATAGGAGTTTCGTTTTGTTTGATTAATAAAATAATCACTTTGTAGGCGGTGAAAACTCCTTTTTAATCCAGCTTAGGTCATTAGCCATTCTAGTTTGCTCTATTTTAACCGCTGCAAGATCACTTCGCAGCTGTTCTAGTAGTAAAACGGTCTGTGTTTCATAAGTATCCATTCGGCTCTCTAGATTTTCCATTCTAGCACTAAGAGTTCCCCACGACACCCCCACAATAAAAAGACTGCAAATTAATGTCCAAGATTCACGGATTGATGTATTGGGGATAAGTGTTTTCATCTAATATTAGATAGTAGATGAGACACCGCCAACACTAAGGTTTTTCCCTTGAAATTTTGGTTTATAGATTTTACTCTTATCTCCCGAAAGTATTTTATCAGCAATAAGTAATGTAATATTCTTTTTAATAAACCTTTTAATATTACGGGCTCCATAATCCTCGGAATATCCATTATCAACCACATACTCTACAAGTTTCTTTGTTATTCGTACGGGGATCTTTTTCAAATTTAATCTTGTAATTTGCCGAACATTATCCTTTGTTAAAGCATTGAAGTGCACTACTTGGTCAATTCTGTTAATGAACTCAGGAGAAAACTCGGTTTTGAATGCCTCTTCGACCGTACCTCGAATGTCCTTATAGGCAAGACTACTGCTTCCAAACCCTAAAGATTTTTTGCCTAAGTTACCTTTAATACCAACGTTACTTGTAAAGATGATAATAGAATTAGAGAAATCCAACGTATCCCCATGGCTATCTGTTATATTTCCTTCATCTAACAACCCCAATAGAAGATCGTGCAGTTTAGTATTAGCCTTTTCAATCTCGTCAAACAAAATAACCCATTGGGAGCTTTCTTCCGCTTTATCAGACAATAACCCCTTTTCATTAAAACCGATATACCCAGGAGGGCTGCCGATTAACTTCGCATACTCATGAGGGTTGGAATACTCAGCACAGTTTATCTTTAGCAGTTTTTTAGGTTCTCCAAAATACTTCTCTGCTACTTGGCGAGCTACTTCTGTTTTTCCTACCCCGGTTGGACCAATAAAAAACAACGACATAAAACTTTCGAAACCTGAGTTCATGAGTTTAAAAGTATCCACCATAGCAGTTATAGCTTCATCTTGCCCGATAACATTTTTTTTAATCTCTACAGCGACTTGGTTAATTTTCTTCAAGTCGTACGAAACTAATTTTTTAGCTTCTTCGTCCTCGGCTTCTGCTATATTGTAATGCTTGCATGCCGTTTCAGCAGTAAGCTGTGGGTAAACTTCAGTAACAGCCTCGTAAGCAGCCTCAGCGAATATGGAAGCCTCTCCGTATTTCTTCGACAGAGCGGTGTAGTTTGCAATTAAGGATTTCGAAATAAACTCAGCAAAATCGGACATTTTAAATCCGGGAGTTGCTATTTTCTCGTCTAAATTCTCAAATAGGTTTTCTACAAAAGTAAAATCTACTTTTCTAACCCTAATAAAACAATCAAGCACCTGACTGTATACAATATAATTTTTAGACTTAGCCATTTACGCTATTAAAGGTGTAAGGCTACTGTTTTCCCATTTTTATATCATCAAAACTAATATTCTCTACGCTTTCAGTAGCAGATTTCGGGAGTTTATCTTGATGCATAGCTAATCTTATCATAGAATCCAACAATTTAACCTTTCTCTCGTTAGCGTGAAGAGAAATATCCAGGCATTTCACCATCTCTGTTTTAGCTTTATCGTCAGCAGGATCTAAATCCACCATCTCTCGGAAGTACTCAAAAGCCTCTAAGGCTCGTTGCCTGTCTTCAGCGCACTCTTTTAGAATCTCCTTTCCCGTAAGTTGAATTCTGTTTGGAGAAAAATAGGATTTTTTAGGGTAATACGTTGAGGGCATTACTTCTTAGGGGTTTTAGATTTTTTACTTTTGGCAGTAGCTTTCTTTTCAGCAGCTTTCTTTTCAGCAGCTTTCTTTTCAGCAGCTTCTTTCTCGTCAACTTCTGCTTGTTGAGCAATAATCATTCTTCGTCTAGGTGATGGCATTATTATTTTCCGTGTTTAAATTTACCCTTACTCATTGAAGGGGTTCTCCAGTCTGTAGGAAGGCTGTCGGTACCAGCCCCACCATGCTTTACTTTAGTTCGCTTAGAGTACTTATCTATTTCAGATGAGTCTGTACCCGCGGTAAACCCTTTAACAACTTTATTGTCTGATTTGTCCCCCCATGTACCTCTAGTAACAACATAAATTCTATCAGATTGAGGTGTTGTGAACTTTGTACCGAATTCCGAGGTTTTTAAAGCTACACCAATTGAAGGAAATGATGGAATTTTTGATTTTGCAGCGGTAACTTTACCTTTCTTATTGGGAGCAGCATCCTTATACATTGAGAATTCCTTCTCAAGTAGGCTTAGCACAGTATCCTCTGTGTAGCCCGAAAAACGGTCTGCGAACCCAGGCTCAGCCATTTTACTCTCTACAAAAAGCTTAAAGTCTTCCGACTTGCGGTCTGCCGTGTCTACATGGACCCGGTGTTCATCTTTATTTCCAAAAATATTCATAGTATATTATCTAGGTTCTTCACCTACTCTGAAACTAATAATCTCGTGATTATCTCCCAACCCTTTCAGATACTTTTCCGCTGCGGACTCAGTTTTAAAGTGAGCTACAAACGAAAAAATATCCTTAGTATCATCTGGAGACTCTCCTCTTATAAATCGGTGACACACGCTGTACCCTTTCCTTAATGTTTGGCGAATTATATTCAACCCTTTGTATGCTTCTATTGCCATTTTAATTCCTCTGCAGGGTTCGGTAGCAGTTTTATAGGAGTATTCTCTAAATCCACTAGCCAATCTGGAGGTACATCACCGGAATCCTCCGGGTTGTCCAAAACAATAATGATAGGCTCCTCTTCTTCTTTGTGGCACCACCCCATAATAAGCTCATAAATACGCACAAGACCTGCGATAAACTGCAGAACTGCGGAACATATCTCCCTCGCTACAAACTTAAGAATCCCACTCCAAACCCAAATCTTATAGATTACTGGGCTCAGAAAGAACAAATACACTCCTACGGTCATTATGCTTTGTATCATTACTTATTCTCCGGTAACCACCACTCCTTATCCACGAATTCAAAAGCTCCTGCTCTCTCCTCATCTGGATTTTCAGGGTCGTATTTCTTTGTTACTAGGTACAACAAACCACATGGCTCGTCTCCTACGCAAGTTAGCCCATGCCATTCGCCAGCTTTTACATGAATAACGCCTGGATTATGCTCGCCAATAAAAAACTTTTCGGGACCGTTTTCGTGAGTGTAAATTCCAACTTGAGCCATTCCTTTAAGAATGCAAAAGTAATCATCTTGGTGCTTATGGCGGTGCCAAGCTTTGACGACCCCCGGATATAGGATTGAGTAATTGATTTGATAGTCTAATGCCTTGTGAGGTTGTATGTCTACACAAGCATAAATATCATTCAGACTCCAACCCCGTGCGTCGGCGAACTTAGGAAGAGGGTGAATCGTCGTCAAAGTCTTTCTCTAGTTGGTCGTTTAGGAGTTGTGTTTTCGGATTTTTTTTATCCTTTAAGAGAGCCTTAATTCCGTTTAACTCTGCATCCATACGCATCAAAGACATTTCGACTGCCTTATTACTTGCGTGGAAAACGCATTTGTTTTTAACCCATGCAAACACAGGACACCATACGGTACCTAGTAAAAAGGATACCCCTGCAATATATAAATCATTCATTTGTAAATCTCCCCATTAAAGTTTTATCTATCTCTGCTTTTCTTTGTTTAGTCTTGCCATCGTCGAGAGAATACCACCCTTTGGTCGGTGATGTTACCGTCCCCTCTTTATAGTATAAATCGCAGAGACCGTGCCCTTTCGTCAGACCTTTATCGTATAAAAGTTCGAAAGTGCATTCTTGAAACGGCTTAGAAATCTTGTTTTTAACCGCTTTGATTGTTCCTGTAATACCAGACGGGTTTTTCATCTTATCGTATAAAACATCATTTTTGCCAGACGCAGCTTCTAGGGAAGTCCCACAGTAATACAGTAGTGCTTTACCCCCGCCAGCTCTCGTTCTAGGGTCTCCAAACATAACGCCTACTTTACTTCGTACTTGGTTAATAATAATCAACCCTGCCTTGTACTTCCTAAGCATCGGATTAATTCTCCTTAAGCACTGACCTGCAACCTTTGCACGTAAAGCTCCCCCCATCTCGGAGTTTTTGCCAAATTCGTCTAACATCTCTTTTCGTGTTGGAGAAACTCCAATAGAATCATATCCAATCAGGATAGGAGTGTCTGGATCTTGTTCCCGAATAGCTTTAATAGTATTCTCGATAGTCTCAAAACAATCTTCCAAAGCTTCAGGCTGAAAGTACAAAAGCTTATTCGCATCAACGCCAAGAGTTTTTGCAAAAGATGGAGAATACGCATGTTCATTGTCTATCATAACAGTGTAAAATCCTTTCTTCTGAGCTCCGATAAAAGCGTGCGTTAAAAACACCGTCTTAGCAGTACTACTTTCTCCGTAAATTTCAGTGATAGACCCAATCGGATATCCCTTCTCAGCATCCCCAGAGATAATTTTATTTAAAGCGTATGATCCAGAATCAACGTACCCAAAAACCTGATCTTGGTCGGATAAAATAGAAGCCCCCTCGAGCTTCTTACAAATGTCATCTAATAGACTTCCCATAACATATAAAAGGCTTAATTTTTAGATTTTTGGTACCAATCAACATATCTTTTTATTCCTTCCTCGTAAGGAACTTCAGGATTGTAGTTATGTCTTTCTTTTATTTTAGAAATAGAGGACTGAGTTTTTGTAGGCTCACCGGCTTGTATTGTCATCTCCTCGCAGTTGGGGATTTTATGCATATGCACGCCTATTTCAGCAACCATTTCATGCAGTTCTACAGGCTCTCCCCTCCCTATATTAAAAATTTCAAAACCTTGAACATCAGACATGCAGCAAAAAATACCTTCTATAATATCAGAAATATAAGTATAGTCTCTAAACGTCTCTCCTTGACTACCGTACAATTGTATGGGGGTCCCTTCATCAATAGCTTTTGTAAACTTTGCTATTGCCATGTCAGGGCGTTGTCTAGGACCGTATACTGTAAAGAACCGTAACCCTAACATAGGTATTTTAGTTAGCTTGTGGTAAGTGTAACAGACCTCTTCAAGAGCTTTTTTGCTTCCTGCATAAGGAGATAAAGGTTTAGATACGTTCATACTCTCCTCCCATGGAAACACTTTAACACCTCCATAGACGCTCGAGGATGAAGCAAAAATAAGCTTAGCCCTCCACCTGTACGGAGAATTTTCAAGAGCGCGTAACAAGCTTAAACTTTTAATTAAGTTATTTTGGTAATACTTTTCAGGGTCGTCCAAGGAAGGTCGAACTCCTGCATGTGCAGCTAAGTGTATAACATAATCAAACCCTGTAGTCATTAGAGTTTTGGTAACTTCCTCTCCTGAAAAATCACCTTCAATCAACTTGTACATAGGGTTATCGAGGTTGGCAGACACATTCCTACGTTTAAGCTTACTAGGGTAGTCTGGATGGTACTGCCCAAACGTATCACACCCCCAAACTTCATAACCTTCAGACAGCAATCTGTCTGCTAGATTAGAACCTATAAACCCGGCTATCCCTGTTATGAATACTCTCATACTTTAAAAAGTGAGTACTTGTACTCTGAATCCTCGAAGTAAAATTTAAAATGTTCAGGGTTAATTTCTTTCTCCTTTGTACTATCATCTAGGGAACGGTTACCTCCGTGCCATGCATAAATCATTACAGCTTGCTTGACGTGTACAAAACCGGGTTTTACTTTCCATATTTCTTTTGCTGTATGCCAATCACATGCCCTTCGGCAAAAAACAAGTTCCATCTTTTCGTATACGGAATGTCGATAAATATATTGACCTCCGTCTACGCCCCAGCCAGGTTCCCCTGTAGGGTCCCAATCAGCCAAAGTGCAATAAGCTACTTTATCCGTCTCATCTTTGGTGTACCTATCCCCATAAGCTAATACACTGTCAGTACCGCTCAAGGCACCTACAAGAGTGGTTAATTTATCCGTAGCGTGGTGTATATCATCATCCCAAGGGGCGATAAACTCACCCTCGGCCCTTGTTATTCCTACCGCTCTAGGGATAGAAACACAGCCCGAATTTCTAGGCAGTTTAACATACTTAATACGAGGTTCGTTCTCGACAGCCTCTTTCATAATCTTTTCCGTATCATCGGAAGAACCATCGTCTACTACAATAAGTTCCCAATCTTTATAGCAACTGTTTACGAGCTCATAAAACCTCTTCTTTAAGAAGTCTGCTCTGTTATAAGTCGGCATGATGCACGACACTAATCCTTTTTTATACTTCATGAACAAATTTAAAATTTACATCATTATTTTCAATGTAGGAACACACCTTATCAAACGTCTCAGCAATTCCATTACTGCATGTGTCGTGGGTATGTCCGTGGGCGATAATTGTCTTCGGGGCGATCTTCGCAATAAGTTTGTTTAATAACCCCTCTTCTAAAGGAGCCTCATCAGCGAGATTCCAATTGTAATATAGAACTTTAATCTTACCTTGGTAACTCTCACCTAGTTCCAAATAATCCTCGTGGCTGTATAAATGGGTATAATTCCTTTTTACCATCGCCTTTACAGAGTCATCACATAAACCCCAATGAGGTCCCCGAAAGACTTTCCGGTAGGGTAACTTCGCTTCCTCAAAAATACTTTCCGCCATGTGTAAGGCTGCGTACGCCTGGTCGTAAGAATACATTTTAAACTCTTCTTGGTTGTGGTGTAATCCGTGAACCGCCAAAGATACATTTCCATTGCTTATATGATCTCTAAGCTTATCACAAAACTCTGGATCTGCGTACACGGGAAATCCCCTTAAATAAGGAATTGAAAAAAAGGACAATTTTATGTCCGGAAATCTTTCAACTAACTTATCGATAGTCTCCATACAATTCTCTGGGGGCAGGAAATGTAAATCATCATACTCTAATACTAAATTAACCATTTTTTGAAAATCCGAGATCCCTCATAAAATATTTTCTGTTATCCTCAAGGAAAGCTCCATCTCCATAAAAGATCTTTTTGCAGTTTTTTGAGATATAATATAACGCTATCTCTACAAGCAATAATTTCATGATACCGTTTTTTAAATGATCCTTATGCCCCATAAAAGCGTGGACTGCAACACCTCCTAGCCAAACTACCATTTCCCCCAAAGCGACATGCTTTCCAGATGGACTGATGATGGAAAACATGTGAAGACCACCACTATAATCACCGTCCCTCACATTTGTGTAAGGGGTATAATCATCTACAGGCCAATCTGGGCCTATATCGTGCCAGGCGAAATCAATAGCATTATATCTTTTGTTTATTGGACGTCCTTGCTTTAAATCGCCTCCGTAGCTCTCATAGATGTCCACTAAATCATCATGAGGTACTTTACCGACCAGGTTAAACAGGTACCCAAGTTTTTTTGCTTTTCTGTGGTCAGTGCGGGCATTTGTTGTGATAGTTTCATTCCAATACTCCTCCTTTGAAGAGGGTAACTCCGATCTCAATAAATGGGGGGTAACACTACCAAACCAAGTATCCAGAGTGCGGGGGGTTACCTTCATTATACCTTCCTCCGAAACAAACAAGAAGTATTATGGTTTTTCTGTTGTATTTCGACAACCTCAAAATCAGTATTTTTAAATAACTCAGAAAAACCATCCTTTGATACTCGCCAGTAGTCCCCAAAACTAGGAGGCTCGGCGTGGTAAGGATATTCCCATGGGCAGTCTATAATTAACCACCCTCCTGGCTTAATAAGCCTTTCCACTTCTTTAGGGATATCCCACAAGTTAGGAACATGTTCGATTACTTGCACACATAAAATAATATCATAAGCCTTGGAAGGTAAATCACAGCCTGTAATATCTCCTACAATATCAGGTCCCCATGCAGGGTCTGCGTCAAATGTCTCTACTGTGTACTTTGGAAAAAGGGGGGTGTACTCACCTCCAGGCGGGTCACCCGCAATTCCTACGTATAACAACTGTCCCTCTGACTGCTGTGCATTAATTATCTCAGCAAAATGTGTGACTGAATCAGTGCATTGTTGTCTCGCTTGGCTAACCATTAGAATCTCCCATTGAAATAATCCTCCCCATATCTCTCATGTTGTCCCAAAGTACTTTCCTGATGCTCTACAATAATAGCATTCTCCAAATACGCCATGGGCACATTTTTCATCAGACACTTTTGAGAGTGTTGCCCGTCCTCATTACCGCTCTGACCCTCCATCAAGTCAGGCTCGAACTTCCAATCTTTAACCACGTGGGCAGGAGCGACACGAGCAAAACCTCCAACATGGTTTACCATTCTTAAAGTGTAATACGTATCCATCTCCTCACTATACTTAACAGTATGGGCATGACCCCTAGGACCTCCAGGGTTTCCGATAAGACCAACAGGATAGGGGGAGAATACCGCATTCGGAAATACCTTACTAACTTCTTCAATATGTTTTAAAAACTGACCGGACTTAATAATACAATCATCATCCATTTTAATAATAATATCTCCCTTAAGCTGCGGAATAATTCTATTCATTCCTTCAGCAATTCCAATATTTTCTTCCCAAATGTGAACTTTGATTTTACTCTTATGCTCCAAATAAAACTTCATCTCCTTAGAGGGTTCAACCCCCTGAAAACAAATATGGTGTTCGTAATCCGAATGCCCCCCTAATGTCTCAATAGAGCGTATAAGGTTCTTTAAATAATAATCCCTTCCTAGGGTAAATGTGTAAATGCTAATCATGTGATGATCTTAATATGTTTGGTGGGATACTCCCCTGCCCCATGCTATGTTCAAATTTTACGATGCCTCCAGCCGGGTTAAATGGTATGTTTAAAGTACTTCGAACCTCGGCTTCTAATTTATCTCTTTCTTCTACTAACTCTTCGGGGGTAATATGGTCAGTCCACACATAAGAGGCGTACCCACCATCTGGGTCTCCTTTATAATAGTCTGGTTTGGACAAATAATCTAGTTCCTTTTGGTACAACTTATCTCCTGTTCTAGGTTGGATATACACCCATTTCCCATCCTCTCTAATAGCACTGTCGAAATACGGCGAGCCTGGATATGTTGTAATGATAGTACAATCGAAATCATCAGGCTTAACTTCAAGAAGCCAGTTTTTAGTATTCTCAATAGTTTGTTTGCTTTCCCCTGCGTGCCCTATAGACATTAACGCTTTAACCTTTAAGCCTGCTTCCTTAGCGTACTTAATACATCTTGTATTAGCGGCGACATCTGCATTCTTCTCTATATTAATTAGAATCCGTTCGTCTCCTGACTCAAAGCCTGTAAGTAACCACCTGAAACCGGCTTTATACATTAAGCTAGCTTGCTTTTGGGTAAAAAGTTCTGCTTTTACAAACCCTCTCAGCTTGAACTCTTCTCCTACCTCTTCTTGCAGGGCTATAAGTTGCTCTAACAAGGTTTCCCATTCTTTGTTAACGTTTAATTCGTCGTCGTAAAACATGAAACCTGTAAACCCGTACGTTTCGTACAGGTGGCGAATCTCCGAGACAACCGACGCTCCATCCCTAGTCCTAATCCTTCGCAAGAATGGAGAATTTCTCCCCCCGCAAAAAGTACATTTAAAAGGGCATCCTAACTGGCAGATGATGCTTGTGGCGTTGTTTCCCTCAATATCGTAATGGTAGGATTCTACGTCTACGAGATGCCTAGCCGGAAAGGGTAGCTCCGCCAAGTCAGAATTAGATAGGAAAAGATCTCCTTTCGGTTCATCAGCGTCTATCACACCTTTCTCAAGTTTTAACGCTTCAAATATCGCCTTCTCTCCATCCCCAGCAACTAAAACATCAAAAAGATTTAAAAGGGCTTCTACATCAACAGTAGCTCTTCCTTTTTCCTCTTTCAACACATCTTTCAGCTCTTTCTTCATCGCGGAATGCATAAGGGAAACGTGCGTACCTCCTAAAATTACCTTGGTAGATTTGTTAACCTCTTTAATGGCATTCCTTACCTTTAATGCAAAAGGGACTTGGGGGGTAGTCGCAGTGATCCCAAAAGTTCTTGTTTTAGGGTATTGCTTCATGTAAGAATTTATTACTTCTTCACTATCTTCAACCCCCGCTAAATCTAAAAAATCAACAACATAATCCTCTTCCTCCAGGCAGGCTGCTACTTTTAAAATTCCAATATGCATAAAAACCCTTTCATCTAATAAAAAGGGAGAGGATGGTGTAATCAAACAGATTCTTTCTTTCATTTCCCTAAATGTAATCCTAAGTGTCTAGCTAAAGCTATAGTGCCTTTTCCATGAAAACCAAACTGACCTTTATAAGGCATGTCTTCTACGGAAAATAGGTAAGCAAGGTCATGCGGGGCATACTTTATACCTAACTCGACCATTGCTTCGTTTACAGTTCTACAAAGGAAAACATCTTCTGGTTCTGATCTTCCATCGTATTCTGTAAAATAAGAAGAGTACTTCAAAAACTTTTTGGACCGTATTGAAAAACCTCCGTTACCTACAGTTTTAGACATCTCCCACGGCTGAGTGTACCACGGGGCTCCAATATAATCGTAATCTAAAAATTTATCGTCCCAAGCGTCCAGGTTTACGGGGTGCCCATCCGCCTGTACAATCATGCAAAAATCCGATTCGATATGCTCACTTAATTCATGCACTATAAACTTATTATAGTCTTCTATAGAATTTAAATTATCCTGAAAAAGTTTACAGTCATAAAAATCAATTTCTGTCTTTAACCACTCGACCAATTTAGGAATATTTTCATTAACTCCATCAGCACAAACTAAAGTTACGTTAGAAAGATCTAATTTACTCATCGAATGTACTCAAAGGTAGAAAGGGGGATAGGGTGTCTTCAAACTGGAAGTGGTGGGATAAAGAGGGTACTGGAGAGATGCACAAATGTTCTTCGTACACTAAGTTGATTGTATTAGCTTCTGTTACTGTAGGATCAATTCCGTACTTTGTAAGTTTCTCATATTTATCCCAATGCTTGATTAAAATATCTTTATGCAATCCAATAGTACCTGTCGTATTAACTACGTTCCGCCAATGTCTATTTTTTCCCAAAAACAAATAAGAAGGATGCATGGGGGTGAACTTATTATGGTACCTGTCCGGATAGTCTACAGGGTGAACTACAACTTCATTACCTACAAGCTTCTTAATTTCAAGATAGGCGTCAATGCATTCATCCAAAGTGGACTCTACCATTAAATAATCATCCTCAATAAAAAACAAAAAACCACTCAACTTAGCCTTTGAATAGTTATAACATGTTTTTAAGCTGTTTCCGTTTCCAGTACCTTCCATAGGGATGAGAGTAAACTCAAATCCGTACTTAGATGATACTGTATCGAACATCTTTAAGAGCTCTGCTGAGGAATTATCGTCTGCAATGTACAGGCTTAACGGGTTTGTTAACTTTCCGTTTTCGGTATAGTTTTTAATTGATTTTGCCAACGAAGTAAAACACTTCGTAATAACTTCTAATTTCGTACCGAACGGACGAACTCTACCCCCTCCAGAATAAGCATTTACCCTGTCACAACTTCTATAAATTATGTTAACATTCATATCTAAACGTACGTTGCCCCTTCCCTTTTAAAGACTGCAGCAGGGTGGGTTTTATCCATTTCATTAACTAAATTTTTCTTCATCCCCTCCGCAATAGCATGAGGCAATCCTTGATTGCCTATGAACATATCTGCGGCTCCAATTACATTAGCAAGTTTCACCAACGTAGGAGTTTCAATATACTCTATCTTTTGCTCAAAAGTATACTCCCAAACTTTATGGTCAAAAGGAAGACCTACAAAAACTGCAGACTTAGCCAACTGCTCCGCTATGGATTCCCAATAGAAATGATTTCCTTGGTATCGTACACTTCGAGACACAACGATATTTTTACCTTCTGGAAGTGTAATTTTTTCAGGGGCTTCAAGCCATTTAAAAGTTGCTAATTCATGAGGTATTTGAAACGCCTCCAAATGAGAATAGGTAAGGTTGTTAAAATTAACATGCCCCCTAAAAGAATCTAGATTGTACGTTATCTCTTCACCATTCCACTCTCGAACTTCGTGGATATAATACTGACTCTCAAGAAGAGGTTTTAATAGTTGGATGGTTTGAGAGTTTAATTTTGTTTTCCCTCGAGACGGTTTCGCACCTACGAGTTCACCTTCCCCTCCTTTAGGGTCTAAATATAAAATTCCCGTACCAAAATGTTTTATTACGGGTAGGGAAAATATAATATCCCCCATATCTCCAGAATGCTTATACGTCTTCCCAGAAGCCATGTTGTACTAAAAGTTGCTTATACAGGTTTAGGCGGTGGACAACTTGTTTGTTTATATCATACAACTCATCAGTAACCGACTTTAAGTTTAAACCCATTTCACGACAGCCTTTCGGGTCTTTCGCTAATTTCGATAGTCTTGCGACCCACTCGCTTCTTGGATTTGTTTTATCTATTAAATACCCCGTTTCTCCATTTATAATCAATTCATCATATGCGCCACAGTCAGTCGCGACTAAAGGCAGACCATACCTTCCACATTCTGCAACTTTAATATCAGACTTAGAATCATTAAAATTATTCCATTCAAGGGGGGCGATTCCGACATCCATTTGGGTAAACATATACCCGTATTGAAAGGACGGCATAGCGTTAAAAACTCCGAAATTTCGATGTTTAATACCTGCGGTTAAAAGCTTGGTATAGTTGTCCCAAACATCCTGCTGCCAGTCTCCCTTTTCGCCCGGTTGTAAAGGTGGTCTCCCGAAAAACTTCCACTCTACATTTTCGGGACCTGCTTTAATGTTAACCCCCATTGCCATAGTTGGAACTTGCTTCAAATCTTGTTCGTGGTGAATTCCACCAACCCAACCAATTCTCATAGGTCCTTTCTTTCTGGGGGTCCAAGGAGCATTCCAACAAGGCAAGTCATAATCAATAGCGTTTTTCATAACCGCTAAAGTTCGGTTGCAGTAAGGTGCAATTCTCTCAGCAAACTTTCTTTGGGTTACTGTAACCAAGTCCGCATTAGAGTATACAAATTGAGTCAGTTCATCTAACTTATTTTCTTTGTATAGATTCCACAGTCTGTGACCTTCGTATAAATCTGTAAGTAAATCATCCGTATCGTAATGAAAAAACTTGCCCTTTTCTTTTAGTACTTGGACTAGTTTAAAGAGGTAGGGTGCACCGTAATTTGGAATATTTTGAGTGAATACAATATCAGCCCACTCAATATCAGACAAATCGGGCTCCTCGTCATACTTTTTTTCTTTTTCGTTATAGCAAAGGGGGTTCTGATTAAATCTTATCTCTACTTCCCCAGAAAACTTTTCAGCAAGTTTCCGCATAGGCATTAAGATGCGATAATAAGCACAACCACCCTCATTGGCAGCAACCGCAAGAATTTTCATCTTGCGGTTAACTTTCTTCGTTTCTCCTTCGTCAGGCACTATAGACCTTTTAAATGGGACAAGTAATCCTCGTCACCGTCTTCTTTGGAGTTCGAACTTTCAACTACTTCTTTAGGAGGTTCGGGAGTATCGTCTCCGGTAATCTCCATAACAAGCTTTTTAAGGTCCTCGTAACTAGCAACCTTAATCAAGCCATGAACATCATGAAGAGTGTCCATATACTCTGCGGTTTCCTTATCCGAACCTAGAGGTGATTGCTTAGGCTTCGGCGCCGACTTGGAATAGTCTGGCCACTGCCCTGATTTATCCTTAACGATTTTAAAATCATGACCTACGTTCACATCAGTGATGTCGCCATAATCCTCGTCAAAGAAACAATCTAAGATTTTACTGAAAAGTTTGATACCTACAGAAAGAATCTTTACCTCTCCTGTTGCACGTTCAACTGCGTTCAAGTAAAATCTCTTGCGAGCTTTAATTTGACGAGCCAAATCCATATTTGCTTCATCCTTAGTGTTCCAAAGTTTAAAGCTGAGATCACACATTGGGCATTCTCCACCTTTAACTTTAGGGCAGTGATAGTTTCGGTCGTTAATACGATGGATTCCGGTCTCGGAGTAAAACTCCTGAGTTTCATCCTTCCAAGGAAGGACACGAACAATAGTTTCGCCTTCCTCCATCATTAAAAACTTCTTTAGGAAGTCTGCATTATCCTTGCTAGCAACTTTGTTAATTTGATTGTATTTATTTTTTAGATTTTCTATGTTTACCATGGTATTTTTTTTGTTTTTTTTTATTCTGAAATTAATTTCACTTCTGCCCGCTTATTGGCGGACAGTTGGACCAGCATATCTTTCTGGTGGTCCATAGACGAAAGGATATTTTTAGCGAGGTTGTATTTCTGCTGTGCTTCGATAACCTCTGCTCTCATATCAATGAGCTCAGGCACAACCAATACATAGGTGTTTAAATGTGATTCAGTCACCTTCTGCCCTTTGCCAGTTAACTCTACCCTACGAAGCTCTTTATGTTTCGCTTCGCTCATATCCAACTTTGTGGAGAGCATGTCTTGAACCTTTTTAGCATAGGCTAATACGGCTCCAAAAAATGCGTACAATGCAGAATGCTCTAGCATCGTTTTGTTTACTTCCGTCTCATCAATCTCCACATACTTTTTAACTAGGGGGAGGTAGTGCTCTGAAAGCTTTTCGTAAGTTTCTATAATATCGCTCATCGTAGTATAAAAGGTTATTCTTTACTGAAAATATAGGCAAATAATTCTTTATTTAACCCATGCAAAGTTTGCAGCATATTTGAGGTGACAGTGGTTAGATATTCGTTCCCTATTTGGGGCATTTCATCATCATCACCTAAACCAAACAACTCCCAACCTACATGACAGATTTCATGAAGTAAAGTTCCTTTGTAATCCGGAATAGATTGGGTAGGGTCTATTGTAATAGTAGCTAGTGGAAACTCAACGCATCCATACAAGCTCTCCTTTGCCAGTGATTTTTGAACAATATCAAACTGTTTAAATCCGAGATCTAATGTCATCGGATGTTCGTGCTTTGGGTATTTTTTTGTAGCCATTATGTTCCTTCCTTAATTACTAACCTATTATAGTCCATTGTGGTAGGAAATATAAACCTAGCTTTACCATTTCTAGATTTGATTACGTACACTCTAGCTTTTGAGGAATCAAATTCTTCCTCATTTTGGTTAATTGAAAATACTAAATCACAAACTCTAGTTTTTCCGTAAGAATCAGCTAGTTCCGTGTCTGTAATTATAGAGACCTTCTTCCCGTCCCTATTAGTTTGTGTAGCTGTCCACACAAGGCAGTTTAACTCGCTAGCTAAACCTCGAAGTTCTTGAGCGAGTCTTTCCTGTCCTTGATATTCTGCTAAGTTGGAATCTGTATTTAACAACTCCAAATAATCTATAATTATAACAGACGGGACAAAATCATGATAGTTTTTTAGTTGTGCAAGGTATGCTCGAATTGTATTTACGTTTGCTCTTTTTGTAGGGAACTCTTTAATTCTCAAGTTTCCCAGATTTTCTACGCTAGAGGATATAGTGTCCAATCTCTCTTTTAACGTATCCCTCTTGTGCTTCAATTCGATTTGTTTAATTCTCGTAAAGATACTATCCAATCTTTGAGCAACTCTATCTTCAGACATTTCCAAAGACAAATACAAAACATTATGACCGTCAATACATGAGCGTACTGCTTGATTGGCAAGATACAGAGACTTGCCAACTCCAGGAGGGGCTACGACCATAGCTAATTCCTTAGCTGCCATTCCACCTTCCAATGAAGCGTTCAAAGTATCAAATACCGTTAGGAACTTTGGAGTTAAATCCTCTTTAGATAAACGGTCCCACCTATCATCTACAGTTGTGAAGTAATCTGTGCCTAAATCTATCTCTCTGCTTACAGACATCGCATCCCGAATCAAATCATGGATATTGTCGTATTGTTTTTTATTGATAAGATCAACAGATTCAATAATAGCTTCCTTCAAAGCCTGTTGCTTAGCGAACTCCTCTACTGAATCCAACAAGTACTCTGCGCTAGAGATAGACTTTTCATCTAAAGTGTTAATTAAATTTATCTCGTCTTTGTAATCCGAAAATAACTCACTAGACAACTTTAAACTTTTAACCTCCTCTAACACGTGGTCATCTGCAGGAAGGGTTTTATACTTTGTATAATAGTCCCTAACTACGGAATAAATTTTCTGGTGAGAAGGGTATTCAAAATACTCTGGCTTAAGCATCGGCATTGCTTGAGACAAAAATGTCTCGTCCGATTTAGCCAAGTATAAAATACCTCTTTGTATATTTTCTGAGAATTCGTATGCCATCACCCTATAAAAGGCGACAAAGTATCAAAAATTTCCAGTACTTCCAAAACCTCCAGAACTTCTGGATGTTTCTTCCTCAAAGAACTCTTCCTTGCTTACAGGGACAAGTGTAACGGTAGGTAATTCATTTATTACCATTTGGGCAAACCTTTCTCCTGGTTTAAGTTGGAAACTGTTATAAAGGTCACAGTTCCGTACAGCAACCATTATAGGTCCTTTATACCCAGCATCTATAGTTCCCGGGGCATTTGTAATTACAATTCCTCTTTTAGCATAAGAGCTTCTAAGGCGTATTTGCCCTTCATACCCCGGTGGGATATCAAGACGAAGTCCTGTATCTACAAATGCCGTATTTCTAGGACCAACAGTAATGTCTTCGCTTGACCGTAAATCAAACCCTGCGTCGTCTCCATGCGCGTACTCTGGGTTCTTGTTTTCTGAAGTGTTGTATACTCGAACAGTAACCATAATTAAATGTGGTCTTTTCCTTTTCTTATTCCTTCTTTGTCTCCTTTAGTCATCCGGGAGACATGTTCGGTGGCAATATTTTTCCCCGCCACTTGCGTTAGTTTTCTTGCGTTTTTCTTACGCAGGGCAGCCTCTTTTTTTGTAACCTTTTTCGCCACACCTTCTTTCGCCCAATACTCATGATCTATACCCATTTTAGAGTAAGGGGAAACTCCGGTCTCACATTGTGTAGCCTTCTCGGCGTTTTTCACTTCGTCTTCGAGCCACTTTCTCTCATTTTTCTTTCTGTTCTCTAGAGACCCGTAGAATTTAGGGGTGCCTCCCCCTTTTATAGATACGCCTCCTGTGGTTTGCGCCTTTGAAAGGTCGTATGTTAAGGGGCATCTTCGCTTCCCGCACTCGGGACATGTAGATGTTTTTTCTCTTTCTTCGTATGTGCGAAGATCAGTGTGATTTAAATCACATTTCTTACAATAGTAGTCATAACTTGGCATATTAATCTCCTTGGGTCACCCTATAGCTATCCCCTTCGGAATGGTATGTAGAAAATTCAAACAGTTCAGTATCTTCCACAGCTTCCATTTGGTGTCTCAGCAAAGGTGGGACATCAAAAACATCCCCCGCACTAAGAAGAACTTCCACCGCATTATCTAGGTCATTTTCTTCTCCATGTCTTAAAATTAATTTTCCTGACTGTACATAAAACGTCTCAGTTTTTCTCCGATGGTAGTGGTAAGAGCATTTTTTTCCTTTATTAAAAAATAAAAGCTTGCCGCAGTATTTCTCGGAATTAGCAATCCATAGCTCATACCCCCAACCTTTTGGGTGGTATTCTGATTGTTTTACATTACTCATAAATTTTATCCGGGTTTATAGTATGACACCCAAGTTTGGTTACGGAAATAGCGGCACACTTGTTTGCAAACCTAATAGAAGCCCCTACGTCGTCTGTAGTTAAAAAACAAGAAACGAAAGCTGATAAAAAGGTATCACCTGCGCCAGTTGGGTCAAACATATCTACTTTCTCTGCAGGGAAAGTAGTATTTTTATACTTGGTTCCTTTAGATCCTAACGTAACTATGTACTTATTACTTTTGTCTTCGTGCACCAACGCCTCGTACTCAAGCTCATTTAGTTTTATATAAGCCCCTTTAACTCCATTCAAATAACTCTTTTTAGTGTCTATGAACAACTTTGCATCGTAAAGGTACGCCTTGTCAGAAATCTCCGCTAAAACATGTAAGGGTAAAAAGCCTTTATCGTAATCAGAAATAACTATTGCGTCAAAATTCTTAAAACAAGGTAAAGTTTCAACCTTTAGTTTGCTAACTGGAGTGTCTTCTCGATCTAATCTAATGAGTTGTTGGCTAGACCGACTATCAATGATTCTTGTTTTTTTGATAGGCTCATGATTGTGAATGAAAGTAACCTCATTCCCTAGCGCAGTTAGATTACTTTGTACGTTTCCGCCCATTCCTTCCTTCTCCTCCCACTTGTTTATTTTTACTACAGGGACAGGAGCCTCAGGGCTAATTCTATCAACTGTACCAAACAAATACTTGTCTATGCACAGCTCACCTAGCAGAAGAATCTTCGATGGTTTTAGTAGAGGAATATCCATTTATTTTAGGGAAAAAGTGTAGGGAGGTTACACCTAAACGGTGTCCGATAACCTTTTTATTTTTATATTCATCCCCCACTATTATAGTATCGACTTGACAATATTTAACAAGATCTTCTAATTCTGCGTCAGAACTGAAAATCACAACTTGATCCACACACTCCAAAGCCTCTAGGATAAATTTTCTATCTTTTTGGGAGTTTACAGGGCGAGAATCACCTTTCAACTCTTTTACTCTAGAGTCAGAATCTATACCTACGATCAGGTGATCTCCGTGTGCCTTAGCCCACTTCAGTAACTTTACGTGCCCTTTATGAAGCACGTCAAAACAACCGTTAACCCAAACGCATTTTTTATCGCCCATTAAAGCTCGCACACTCCACTTTTACAAGTGTCAATTGACTCGACTGATTCTTGAATTTTACCTTCTTTAATAAGAGTATCCAAATCGATGTCTTTAGCGTTTACAGCTTCTAAAGGTTCATTTCCCCTAGACCCTGCTCGATAAAAAGTAAA